TATTCACAATAACAGGATTAGAAAGGACTCTATCGCATGTACCTTATCCACCCACGAAACAAGAAACTTCCCACATACATCCACGAAGATTTCGACGCCATCGTAGCCATGCTCACCGCCTACGGAGCGCGCCGGGGCTACCGCTTACCGGAGCCGCCGGAGCATGATAACGGGCTCACTGATTATGCCGCCGCCTGCTACGGTATTACACCCTCCCGGCTGATCGTTATCACACCATCCACGCCGCAGCTTGCAGAGTTGTACGGCAAGAGCCGCTATTTTGATACCTTGACCAGGGAGGTTCAAAACACCACGGCTGAGCGTGACGCCCTGATTCGTGAGCTGGCGGCTGCGGGTACGCCGAACACCCATTTGGCAGAGCTCAGCGGCATATCGCGTGAACGGGTCCGGCAAATAATTAGTACTCCTAGCTGACCTCATGACATACAGCAAACCCCACCAGGTTTTACCTGGTGGGGTTTTGTCATGTCCCATATTGTAGGCTACGCCACACCAGCTATACTAGCATCTGGGACTCGCACCAGGTGGCACTGTATATACCAAAACCCCCGCCATGATTAGCGGGGGGATTGGAGAAACAAGATCTATGGTACCACATGCACCGCTACGGGGGGGAAATGCCCAGCAAATGTCTGCACATCACTTGTCATCTTCCGGCAATCGCTAATGCTCCGGCGGGCCTTGGGCTCTGCGCCCGCCATCACCAGGAATTCCTGAGTCGCCGATTGCCGCCAGCGCCACGAGGCGGCACTGTGCCTATCGCTCAGGCGTTGGAGCTGCTGGCGAAGATCGTTCCGCTTGACCTATCGCTCCGAGAAATCGGGAAAATTGTTGGGCTTCCCAAGGACACGATTTGGCGTATCAAAGGGCTTCGCGCCCGATACGTGCGTAGGCCAACATGGGAAAAGCTTCAATTGGCATACGCAACTAAGTTATATCTAGAAGGACTAAGTCATGGGCAAACAGCGTAACATGAGGAAAGTCACACATCAGTATCGTGAGCGAGTCAGGCGAGTCAGACGGCAGTTAGAACGTGATCCCTCGAAAGCTGTTTGCTGGATTTGCGGTGATCCTATCGACATGAGCCTACCGGTATCCCACCAGATGGCTTTCACTCTCGACCACATTATCGCACTCGCCACCGGAGGCGGCTTGATGGGTGAAACCCGACCAGCACACCGAAAATGCAACTCCGAACGATCAGACGGTAGGCACCGGGCGGCTGACACACTCCTCGATTGGTGAACCGCAAAACCCCAGGTCGCAACCAAACCATGGCGAATTCCCGGGCGGCACCCTGGGGGGTACCCCCCGCCGCCCCGGATCCTCTCACCTCCCGGTAATGCGATACACATTCGCGCCGGGCATGTCGCCTAGGGGTTAACACGAAAAAAATTCCCCTAAAATCACACCGTGTTAAACCTGTAAAACAGCTGATGAAAGCCGAAAACCGCCATTAATCAGGTAGGAGTGGTTAACAGCAATCAGCAACGAACCACTATGAGGGGGAGGCGTGAAAAAACCCGCGAAAAACCGGGCGAAATGCGGCACGGTATCCGGCTATCGGCAACACCAGCGCCACGGAGAAGAAACTTGCGAAAAATGCCGCCATGCCGCCGCCGAATACATGAAAGCCCGGCGCGCCGGGCAACCAACTAAGCCAGTCACCACGAAGAAGCGCGGGCGACCCAAGAAAGACAATAATGAATCCACGAAGTCGAAGCCGGTAAAAAAAGATGCACCATGCCGCAGGAGGGAGTACGACCCCTTACAAGACGGCTATCTACGCGATTCCGGGAAAAAACTATGGCGCGATATCAAAAGCGCATATGAACTAGACCCTGTAGGGGATATCCTCCTCATGGAAGCGTGCCGCATGAAAGACCGACTCGACCGACTAGCCGGCGCCCTCTCATCATCAAATAGTCTGTGGTTCGAGCTTGGAGACCCAATCGAAACCGCAGATGGGGAAGTCCAAGTCCAAGTAGTCGTGAACAACATGATTGCCGAAGCACGCCAGCTGCAAGCCGCTATCGCTATCAACCTAGGGAAAATAGGCGTCCTCAAACCTGCTAAAGCCATCAGCGAATCCGCCAGCATCATGGATCAGCTACAGGCAAAGCGCGCAGCGCGCCGGGAAGCTGCGAAGAAGAAAGCCGCGATGTCGTGACCACGGCAGTCCTAGAAGCGGATCCAGCGGATCCACGGCTAGAAGTACCAGAATCCCTATTCAATAAGCGGCATGATGAAGAAATCGGTCAGCAGATACCCCGTTACTTCCATGCTCCGCAATGGGAATCCACCGCCGGAGAAGACCTAGCTGATATCGCTAGCATTGCCGGGTTGGACTTCATGCCGTGGCAGCAAATCGTGGCCAATAACGCCATGGCGGAGGACCCCGTAACAGGTCGGTGGCAAGCATTTCGCGTATGCCTGATCGTACCGCGGCAAAATGGGAAAAACGCCCTTGTCAGGGCGCGCCTGCTAGCGGGGCTTTTTCTATTTGGCGAAGAGAAGCTTGTATTTTCAGCCCACCTGTTTAAAACAGCTCACGCTGAATATTTAGCTATCCGTCAAATTATTGAATCCATACCTGAGTGGATGGATATGGTCGCCCGCATGCCCGATTCGCGGGAAACGGCAATCATCCTCAAGGACGGTCGGCGGCTGGATTTCCTATCCCGGGTGCGCACCTCAGGGCGTGGTTTACAGGGCGACCTGGTCATTATTGACGAGGCTTTCGCAGTGTCGGAGGAGCTGATTTCCGACCTGTTGCCGGTCATGGTTACCCGTGAAAACGCCCAGGTGTGGTTCACGTCGTCAACCGGTTTCGACTACTCCACCGTGCTGAAAAACCTCCGTGAGGACGCCACAGAGCGCCCAGAGGAGAATAAGCATCTGGCGTTTTTTGAATGGTCCGTGGATATCAAAAAGATAGATTGGCGAAGCCGTGAAGCCGTTCAAAAATCGAATCCGTCCTTAGGCTATCTGATTTCGTGGGATTGGGTCCGAGAAGTTGAGCTGTCAATCATGGGTGAGGAGCAGTACCAGCGGGAGCGCCTAGGCGTGTGGGCTGACAATTCAGCCGATGCCGTTATTGGCGTCGATCTATGGGATCGTGCCGTGGTGTCCAAGGAAATTTTCCAGAATTACCGAGTGAAAAAGCGCTCCCTAGCGTTGGAGATCACCCAGGATCGTTCCAAAGCGTTTGTGGCGGGTGCCGCCCTGCTCAACGACGGCAGAGTGATTGTCGAGATCATCGACGCCCTAAACGGAGTGGCGAAAGTGCAGGACTTACTGCATGCCCTTGTGAAAAAATCAAAGCCGGTAGCAGGTATCGTTATTGACTCGTATTCGGGTGCTTCGGCTATGGTGCCGCGACTATCGGCGGCGGGTATACCGGTCTCGCTGGCCACCACCCGGGACCTCACCGCCGGCAGCGCTGATTTCTACGACCGGCTAGTGAATCTTGATGAAAATTTGGTTTTCGAACCCACGCTTTTGCACGGCTCCCACCCTATGCTAGATGACGCCGCCTATACAGCCCGCCGCCGCCCGGTCGGAGCGTCGCGTACAGCTTGGACGTGGCAAGCGTTTGGTGGAATACCTGTAGAGCCTCTACGTGCCGTGACGTTGGCGCTGCGGGGGCTGAGTATGGAGCCAATTAAGAAACGCCGTGGAAGGGTCGCATGAAATGAGCGTAGAGGATCTAGCGCTATTCCAAGCTATTGAGGTTTTACAGACGTTCGAACGCATGCTTCAGAAACTCACGATTCAAAAACAGCAGGTAGCAAACATTAATTCGTGGCTGCGCCCTGAACTAGAAGTGGGGTTTCAACTGCCCCGGAAAGCAACAACGGAACACAAAGGTCTATCTATGCTTTCCCGCACCCCATGGCTAAAACTCGTGGTAGACAATGTGACCCAAGCCATGTTTGTCGATAACGTTTATTCCAGTAAAGGCCCTACCTCTGAGCTTTGGCGTATATGGCGGGCAAATAAGCTACACTCGCGGCAGATTGCCAACCACCGTTGTTTTATCGCCTACGGGCACTCATATGCCCTAGTGACACACAATTATTACGATAATGAAATGCCCCTGGTTCGGCTTCTCTCTCCCTGCACTATGGCTGTGGAATACGGAGACACTGGAAGTTTCGACCATCGCCCGGCAGCCGCCTTATACGAATACTCAAAGGGCGGGCGTACGTATTGGTCGCTCTTCTTCCCTGGTGTCCGATACGATATCGGGAAAAACCCCAATCCCGGAACTATTACCCGTGATGAAACGGGTTTTTCTTCCGAATACGCTATCCTCAATTACGAAGAACTGGAAGTGGATTACGTACCGGTCGTCAGGTTCGCTAACCAGGAAGACCTAGACGGCAATGTGATAGGTGAGGTCGAACCGTTTATCCCTACCGCACAGCGGATAAACAAAACCACCTATGACCGGCTCCTTGCCCAACACTTCAACTCCTGGAAAGTAAAAACTGTCACGGGGCTTGATCTGCCGGTTCTTAAAGATCAGGACGGAGACCCCACGGATCAGCCAGACGAGGTAGCCACAGATCACCTGAAAATCAAACTAGCGCAAGAGGACATGCTGGTTTCCGATGATCCAGAAACCAGGTTTGGCGTGCTAGACGCTACAGCGTTAGAACCATTCGTGGAATCCTTCAAATCCGATATTGAGGCTCTCGCGGCAGTATCTCAAACCCCGGCTCACGCCCTCACCGGGCAAATGAGCAACCTTACACCCGAAGCGCTTGCCGCCGCCCGCGGGCCCCTGATGCAAAAAGTATCAGAGCGGAAGGCTAACGCTAGCGCTTCGTACGATACGCTGCTCCAAATTATCGCCGACCACGCCGGGCTAGCAGAGCTGGCAGACGATCCGATGCTACGTGTGACATGGCAAGATACGGAAATCAGGTCCATGAGTCAAGCCGTCGACGCTTTGGGCAAAGCTGCCCAAATGCTAGGTGTGCCGAAACGTGCCCTCTGGCCACTTATCCCCAATATCGAACGATCCACCATCGAAGAGTGGGAACGCCTAGCTGACGAAGAACTCAAATCCGACCCAATGAACGCACTATTCCAGCGGCAAACGGCACGAAATGAAGATGAGGTAACCGGTGGCTAAAACCAACCGGGGTCGAGAACTCACCGAAAACCACCGAATCGCCCAAGCCACACTAGCGGAACGCCTAGTCAACTGGGTAATAGAAGCAGTGCTACGACTGTTTAAAATTAGCGATATCGACGACTCCGCTATCCGAATCGCGGAAGAAATCGTACCGCGAATACTCCAATACCGCGCAGTCTCCGAACACCTGTCCGAAAACTACATGCTGGACTTTCGGAATGCTGAAGTCCCGAAACACGATAGGCAACCACTCAATTTCGGCACCGACACCTACCAGCCCAGCGAAGCCGTGCACCAGGTAATCGTATCAGTCAGAGCCACCGCGAAAATCGCAGTGAAACAATCCCTGACCAGCAACGAAGTCACACAGAAAACCGCGAAAGCCGTAGCCGCGAAAGCCCAAAAAATAGCCCAAGACGGCGGAAGGCGCGCAATAATCCACGACGTCGAGCACGGCAAGGGCCCAATCGGCTATGCCCGGGTGCTCGATTCGAAACCATGCGCATTCTGCGCCATGCTGGCCAGCCGCGGCGTTTCATACACCGGATTCCTACCAGACGGCACCGGACTATACCGAAGTGATGCTTTCAAAGCCGCTAACAGCCGATTTATCGGTGACGGAAAATTCAAAGTACATGATTACTGCGGTTGCACACTCGAACCCGTGTACGAGCGCGCCGGGAAAATTCGCCTTCCTGGGATTGGCGACCGGTTGGCGTGGGAATGGGCAGAAGTTGCCGCCGGGCAACAGGACTCCTTCAAAGCGTGGCGTAGGTGGTGGGATTCAAAAACCTTACCTGACGACTATGAAGGGGCTTTGGAATCTGAAGGGACAAAAAGGCCGAAAAAGAAAAAGAAAACCAACCCATGGGTGGCAAGCCCAATTGTGGGATTCACGAAGGACGACTACCTGAAACAGGCTGCTGAACTGCAAAAACGCCTTAAAGGTGTGGAGAAAGAAATTGCAGTCATGAAAGCCCATGGAGCCGCTGACCGTGACGTAAACCTTTTCAGCCTAAGGCATCAAAGAAAAGTGCTTTTGTCGCGTATCGAGTCGTACAAGAAACACGCTGCCAGTATGGCAGGTAACCATCAATAACCGCCCGGAGCGGTTCTGTGACGGGGGACATAAGAAGGGGAACATAGCCTTGACTCGTGAAGAAGTATTACAGCTGATCGAACAAGTTCTCGAACGGCACCAAGCCGGGAATGAAAACCATGCGGGGGAAGCCCAGGCGGCTACCTCCGCCACCCAGCCCGCCGGCAAAAACGTGGAAGCGGAAACCGCAGAAGATAACGGAGAAGAAACCGCCGCCCCAGGAGGCGACACCTCAACCCCGGAATCAGACGCTGACGCCGAAGCTGACAATGCGGCAGAGCCCCAGGAGGATTCCGCCGCTGGCCAGCAGGAAGAATCAAGCGAAAATGCAGCTGACGGCAAGGATGCCACCCCAGGAGGCGACACCGAAACCAGCAGTGACCTAGAAAACGCCTTGAAGAAAATCCACAAGCTGAATCGGGAAAACCAAACGCTCCGGCAGCGCGCCAAAGAATCCGAACAGAAGATACGGCAATACGAAATCCCCAAAAAAGCCGGTGTTCCTGCTGAATTATCCGAATGGGTACGGGGTAGCACAGATGAAGAAATGGAAGAGGATGCGAAGCGCCTAGCGGAAGCTCTCAACAATATTCAAAAGCCAAACCCCGGCACGAAGCGGAAAAGCTTTTTCGACGGTCTAGCCCAAGACAGTCGCGGCACCAAACCCGAAGATGAAACCGATCTTTCCAAGATTGGTGAACGTATTTACAAACGCTAAAACCTAAGCTAAGGACATATATAATGCATATGTTATATACTGAGCCGCAGATTGCGCGCTCCACACTCGCGGCGGTTCGGAATCGCTCCACACTCTCGCGGATCGTGAATCAGGATTTCTCCCAAGATTTCATCCCCGGTCGCGGTGGCGCTATCACCATTAAATCCCCGGTATACATGGCTGACGCCCGGGTATACACCGCAGCGGATCGTGCAGCAGACCGGTCAATCACCTACTCTGACCTTTACGAACCGTACCGCAGCATGAAGATTACCGACCAGATCTACCAGGCTGTAAAGTTGCCGGACAATTTCGCCACGTTTGACCTCACTGCTATGGAAACCCAGGTTATCGCCCCTATGGCGGAGACCGTAGCAGACGCACTAAATAATCAGGTCGTAAAGGCGTTCGAGTCTGTACCAGCAGGTCTTACCGCACAAGACCGTGGAGCAAAAAACAAGCTTTTCTCTACAGACGGCACCGCCTACGATACCGCCGCTGATCTGAAAGCCGCCGATAAAGTATTTAACGGCATGGGTTTGGGTTTTGGTACCCGGTTCAAGAATGAAAATTTGAAGGCAGACGACCATTCCGGCGTGCTGCCGGCAATCCGCTATGCGGTAAATCTGCTGAACTCCCGCGGCGTAAAACCCCAAAACCGGTATTTAGTAGTAGGCGCCGGCTGGGCAGCAGCACTCCGGGCAACCCCAAGCCTCACCAAGGTCAACGAAGCCGGCACCGATGGGCTCCTCCGAGACAACATCCTAGGCCGACTCTACGGACTCACGGTCGTAGAAGACAACGTCATTGACGCCTACGCCGCCTACGCCTACAAAATGGATGCAATCACCCTTGCCAGCCGGGTAAGTGCCCCACCGAAGGGCGCCGCTTTCTCCGCCACAATCTCCCAAGACGGTTTCAGTCTCCGCTACCTGCATGATTACGATGTGGATAAGCTCCAAGACCGTGCCGTTATCGACACGTTTGCCAAAGCGGAGGTACTCGACCTGCAACGCATCGTGAAGCTCACTGGTAAGGAAGGCATGGAAGAACCGAAAACCCCCGCCCCCGCCGGACCCTAACCACTAAATAAGGAGATCACCCATGGACACCGTAAAACTCATATCAAGTGACGACCTAAAACGCTCCCTCCCCCAGGAGGAAGCCGTTACTTTCGATACCGAATTCGCTGCCTGGGTGATCGAAATGGTAAGCGCCGCAGCACTACACGAAACAAAACAAACATGGAAACAGCCTGAAGATTTACCGGCGGGCGTAGTGCCGGTACTCGCCATAGCCGCCCGCC